TATAGCCTCCGTAGAAATTCACCGCGATAGCGGGAGAGGAATGTCTTCTGTGCGTTTATCTCATATCCCAAATCCGTGTACGTTGATATAATCTGAGGGACATGCTTGAGGGTTGGGAGAGTGAAGATCACATCATCCCCCTGCAGAGCAAGGTTCGAATATCGAACTTGTGTACCTGATCTGATAGAAACAATCTGAGCTATAACCTTGAAGGAGGCCATATTCAGCATAGTATCTAGGAGAGCGGTCCACCTCCACCCAGATGGCATACCATGTAACCACGGAAAGCGATGAGGTCCGCACCGGACTTCCGCTCCGGCACACAGTGATAACCACAGAGCGTTCGCGACTGATGATAGGTTCGGGTGGCGACAACAAACGTCGAGGATAGCGCGGAGTACAACCATCACAGTACGCTTCGACTGGTTCTGGTCGAAGTTAGACTGATCAAGAGGGACAAACCACTCGTTCCCAACGCAAGCCGCGGCCATTAACCGCTGATCTATCACCTGTGCTGCCTCTTCAGAGAAGATGGGCGAGAATGTTGCGCCCTTCAGGCCTTCTTCTACGGAAGTAGAGAGATAAGCCATTTTTCTATTGACTGCATTGCCCGCCTTCACCACTGGCCGGACCTTGCCCCCCTCACTCTTCTGGATGACCTCTAAGATGTCAGGAGCTGGACATACCAACTCTGTGGCAATTTGGTCATCCGACAGGGCAGCCGCGTCAACGGCACGCTTCCTGCGAGTATTCCGTATCACATGATCTACTGTGACCCTACCCTGTGGGCCGGTGCCAGCCTGCCCGAGCATCCAATCGCCATTAGAAACCCACTGCCCAATCGTGGGCAGTTTAGTGGGCTGTCTCCAATGTTCACGAAGTATGCTCACGGCAGCCTGGTATAACATTGCACAATAGTTATCTTCTCCGATGATCTCACCATTAGCTCTAGGTGTTCCGAGCCAGGACTGTACCTCAGGGAGGAAGTCCGTGATGGTCTTGTAGGGTGAGTATCCAATCGCCAGTTCCCAGTAACACAAATGTTCCCAATGCTCATGCACCCTGGGCCCCCCGACCTTAAGGAGAGCAGTGACGACTTTGAAGAACGCCCTGAAGTCGTGTTGACACCAGGTAAAGTTCCTCTGTAAAAAGTCATACCACTCCACGGGGTAGGAGGAATCGACAGAACGAGCCAACATATGGACAAGTTCTTCAAGTGCCCCAGGTCCAAGTACGCAACCAGGACACTTAGGGTGGGACTTAGGTGTGTAGTAACGGCGGAGAGGCTTGTTGAACTCATCGAACTCCAATCCGGTTCCCGGCTTCGAGCAACCGCAACTGGGTTTAAACCGTTGGCGTAGAGCCTTGCAGAACAGATCTAAGTTCCAGCAAGGCTCGGGGAGAACCTCTATGGGTTCTGACCATCCCCGGCTGGGTGTTCTGCCGGAGGTTCGTCCAGATGGTGGGAGGACTGCCCTAAGGTAGGACTTGGTGCCTGAGGTGTTGTCAACCCAGTCCCAGAGTCCCGATCCGACATCGCGTCGACACTGCCAGTCGCGGATCTTATGACTGGGCAAAAATCCTGAGGCATCAGCGACTGTTGGGCAGGAACAACAGAAGCTAATCTGTTATCCTTGACCAGACGCATGAATGCCGCAGTAACTACATTACCGCATCTCTCTTCCCACTGAGTGTTGCTAACCACGGCGGTGACGGGAGAACGTGACGTCCAGTCCCTAACCGCTTGGGGGGCGCCCCACCCAACAGTAAGGAGGATTTCGGGGGTGGTATAGTGAAGTCTGGACCACCCTGCCAGATTATAGATTTCACAATCAACAGTCGAGAGGAGACGGCCGAAGACCGCTTTGTCGAATTGTGAATGTGAATGCCATTTTTCATATCGGATACCCTCGCCACCGATGTGGTTAAGGTAACGGATATACGAACCAGCGGCGTATGATGGTTGTGGGTTCGTCGCAGTTTGATGACCGGTACACCAACTCTCCTCGTATACAATCCTATATGTATATTCGGTAGAAGGTTGGGACGGGGCACAAATGTCGTCCGTAGTAGCATAGGCTCCAGCCCCCAAACGTCGTCCAGATGTCGTTCGGTAGCGGGCGAGGGAGTTATCCCACCGGAGTTGGATGTCAAGGTCTAAGGCATCCGAGACGAGATCCGAGAGAGGAGGCGTCTGTCCATATCCATGCATATAGGCCCTTTGGAACTCCCACCAAGGTGAGGTTGGGGGCATGTATATCAACTCGTCTCTCAGACCACAAGAGTCCTTCCAAGCCTCAAAGCCTCGGCGTATCAATCTAGATAAGCGGAGGGTGTTGGCCAGAGGGATAACAGTCGACTGACTGTTGGGATAGACGACAGATCGCCATCCCATGCCCACTAGCAGCTCAGCGGATGCACTCCAATTTCCCGTAACGATGACAGGATAAGCACATGCGTGTTGCCAGCTAAGGGGGGGTTGATCGAGAGCATTTACTGTCGCGTTGTGTCCGAACCACGGCAAGGAAGTACCTGATGGAATACCGTAGAGATCAGCCAATGCACGAGGCATGTTGCGGACTCTACGCTCAGCTCCCGCGGTGGAAATTTCGGGTTTAGGTGGAAAACGAACGGTCAGCAAGGCGGCAAGGCGGTTGACCCTGTCCCAAGGGAAACCCGACGCCCCAATCCTAGAGAAGGTGAGACGTAAGGCGCGTGAAACAGAAAAGTCACCTGAACGCATGCTTTCGATCATACGCCAAAGAATCCGGTCAAAAGGACGCGGTGTGAGAACGGGGCAATTGCCTCTGTAATCAGGGACCGATGCCCTCTGGACATCATTCCAGACGTAGGGGTCGGCATCGGTGGTAACAAACACGATGTTACGGGCAGAATTCGGTACTCGGACGAGTCCTGCGTTCTTTAAGAATACATACCCGACGGAGTTGTCTACCTGAAAAATGTTCCATCTTTCCCAAGAGGAGGCGAGGGGGTAGTCGAGGTGGGTGAGAATCCACGCCGCTACGGCCGTATCACCTCCCAATTTAGGGGCATAGAGGGATATTAGAACGGTTGAGGGGGAGGATAAGTCCCAGTAATCGCCGTCACCAACGTCTAATCTAAGACCATTAGCAATAACGTTCTGATCGAGATACCTCGCCGACACCGTTACATATCGGAATCCCCATTCGTTGTTAGGGCTGGGCACCCATCCGTCCTTAGGGACGCTTCTTTTTGGAGGAGCCCAGGTTTGACCGGTGGGATGAGTCAGATCCACCGAGAACTGCATGTCATAAAGAACTGCACGCAGAGCCAGCGGTGTGAGATCCACACCGGGGACCTCCATAGTGTCAGCAGCCAGGGCTAGCCGGGGCAATCCAGCAAGCGGGATAAGCACATTTCTGGCGTTTCGATCATTGAGGATAGATCCTCTAGGTTCGATACCAGCCATATACTCACCCGCAATGGTGGTACCTTCGGCAGTTGGTGTTAGTAGGCCGGCACTAGCTGTGTGGAGCATTTCGCACCTTACTCCGAGGTATGTGGGTTCTGAGAACCGCACATTATGGTCGATTTCTATGGGTCTTTCAGAAGTAAGAGGTCCGTCCCGTCCCGGTCCAGGTGGCTGTTGTATACGGCGAGACAACAGCCTGTGAATCCAGCGAGCGATGGTCGGACGTCCACTAGACTCAGGAGACAAAACCTGATCCAAAGATGTAGGTGAGCTATCGGCCGCCTCTACGGACAGATCGTCGCCGTTAGGAGAGGGGTCGATATCAGCCGATTGATCAGGGCTCCCTTCGTCACGTTCTGAGACACTGCCAATGAGCCCGAGCACGCTATGTAGGGTGCCGGCGTCATCGGGCAGCGTAACAACTCGCATCTCTGCTTGGGAGGTGGATGTTGAATCAAAGGAACGCTCCAGTCGTAAGAGCCTAGTCTCAGACTGGCGTGAGGTCTCAGGGAAAGAAGTTGCCTGAGAGAGCTCAACGGCCTGATTCATCACAGCTTCCCATTGGTCAGTGTACGGAAGGTTCAAGTCCAGAACGATGTTACCGTTTAAGGTGTGCATCTCTTTGTTGTGCCTATCCGCATCTGCCTTAAGCACTTTAGCTCCGCTGCCGGGGAGCCGTGCGACTAGATCTTGGTAGTTAGGTGGAAGCTTCTCACGTATGAGGCGCTCTATCGCACAAACGGAGCAACAACCCCTGTCGCGCAAGTCGGCTGCGATTTTCGCAGAGCTGAACAAGCGAGAGACCTGTTCAGCCAAACTGGCTGCGGGAGCATGGGCGGGGGCATCCGTCAAGTGGCGATGTTCGTCCTTTCCGGTCGAATCCTCCACATAGTCTTCTTTTAAGGCTGAGAAGTAACCTACTAAATCGCGGAGTACTCGAGAGTCAGAAGCATGTCTTTTCTCGAGTTTTTCCAGTTTCCGCAGACATCGCGCCACAGCACCATACCAGGGCCGGTTGCCACGGGACACTGTAGCGAAGAAACAGCGTGTACGCTTATCATCGCGCCAGATCTCCCGGGCCACCGCCATGGCACGGACGGCCATGTGGGACGTCTTGGATCTCGTGAAACTCTTTTTGGTTATCCCATCGGGCCCCTT